GTGCTGGCACTGTGACGACTCCCAGGATCCTGTTCTGCAAGAGTCTCGGCATCAAGTACGATTGGGATCAGGCGCGGCGATGGGGATCGGCAGCTGTTCAGATCCAGCTCAAGGCAGAGGATCCGGCGATCTACGGCCTGACGGAAAACTCCAGCGTCATGTCGCCCGCTACTCCCACCATCGTGGGCCGAGGATACAACAAGGCCTACAATCATGGCTACGGTGGGCCGATGCTTGCCGGTGCCTACATCCTGAACAACCAGGGGAACAAGGCGACGCCGTGGACCGTCACGTTCACGAATGTTACCAACCCCCTGATCCTCAATGACACGACAGGCGAGCAGGTCCAGATCATGGCCTCTGCAGCTGGTGCAACTCAGATCGTGGTCGACATGCGAGCTCGCACAGTCACCAAGACGGGCGGCATCAGTCTTCGCAACGCCATGACAGCTGCGTCTGACTGGTTCTACCTGGAGCCGGGTGCTAACAACATTCGGTTCCGCAACTTCGGTGTTGAAGTAAGTCCCCAGGCCACGTACGCCTACCGCGACGCCTACGAGTGAGGAATTGAAATGACTGAGAGGAATCCGGCACTTTGGATTCAGGCGCGTGGCGACCACACGGCTGAGCAGGACCGTCAGCTGATGCGGCTGCTGCTGGGTGCCCACGCTTCCCAGAACAACAGTGGCGTGTGTGGCATCGGCGACCTGATCGTGACTGCCAGCACTGGCATGACTGTCAACGTTTCTGCCGGCGGCGCCCTCATCAAGTGCACCGAGAGCACGCATGGTGGCTTCTACGGCGTCTACAACGATGGCGTGGTCAACCTGGCAGTTACGGCGGCGCATGCGACACTCGGCCGCAAGGACATCGTCGTCGCCCGAGTCCAGGACCAGCAGTACTCCGGAGCTTCGAATCTCTGGAGCCTTGCTGTCGTTGCGGGCACTCCCTCAGCTTCACCAGCTGAGCCCGCTCTGCCCGCCAACTCTCTGAAGCTGGCTACTCTGAACGTCACGGCAGCTATCGTGACCATCCCGCCAGGCAACATCACCACCTATCGGCGTCTGTTCGCCTCAATCAACGCTCGTGTCATGTCGGAAGGCTTACTCCCCGGGCTGACAATCTCACAGCCCGTCGGATTGATGGCAGGTAACCTCCTGTCCATCGAGAACTCCGCAGGTTCCGAGATCGCAGGCTTCGATGGCTCCGGTAACGTCAACGCGCCCAACATCTCTAACCCCTGGATCTCCTACACGCCGACGTGGGGAGCTTCTGGTGTTGCGCCGGCAGTCAACAACGGCTCACTCACAGGTGCCTACCGCCTGGTCGGCAAGACACTCGACTTCCGCGTCGTGTTGACGTTCGGGTCCACAACCTCGACTGGTACAGGCAATTACAAGTTTGGCATCAGCCCCGGTCCGTCCTTCGCGTTCCCGATTAATCAGCCCTGTGGATCTGCGTTTGTGAGGGATGCGTCGGCCAGTACTAACTACCTGCGTACGGCCTGCACCCTGAACACTGGTGAGATCCAGCTGATGGATGCTGCCGGCGCTGTTGTGGGAGCTTCTACACCCTTCGTCACAACGACTAGTGACGAGATCAAGATCACCGGAAGGATCGAGCTCGCCTAATGACCACATACAAGTACCTCGCCTACGATCTGCGTTCGCAGCAGATCCTAGAAGAGCTGCCCTTGTATGGAACGTGGTTCCAGTCCAAGCTCAATGGTCCGGGGAACTGTACGTTCTCTACCAAGCTGGGCGGTAACCGGTCAAACGTCCTTCCGGATAACTTTCTCCTGGCTGCTACCATTCCCGGACGCTCAGCGTTGCTGGTGGAGCGGAACAACCAGCTCATCGGTGCCTGGATCATCTGGTCGCGGACGTACCAGTCGCAGGCGAAGTCGTTGTCGTTCACAGGTCAGACTCTGGAGTCCTACGCCTACAAGCGTTTGCAGACAGAGGACCTGTCCTACGAGAACGTCGATGGTCGGAACATCCTGCGGGATCTGTACCTGCGGATGCAGTCGAGTCCACAGGGCGATATCCACATCAACGTCCCTGCAAGCTTCGGGGAGCTGGTTCCGAGGGAGTTCGTCGAATACCTTTCCACGGACTTCAAGTTCTACGGCGAGCTGGTGGAAGAGCTCATCGCCGTCGAAACGGGTGGCTTTGACTATCGCATCGAGGTCACGTACACCAGCCTTGGTGTGCCCCAGTTCAATCTGCTGCTGGGCTATCCGGAACGACTTGGTGTTGCATACCCTGCACCCAGCGTTCCCATCTTCGAGTACCCCGGAAGCATCTACAACTACTACTGGCCGGAGAGCACTGCGGAGGCTGCGAACCGCCTCTGGGTGACTGGTCAGGGTCAAGGCGTTGGCATCAGCTCCGTGCAGATCGATGACACCGACAACATCGCTGTAGGATGGCCCTACCTTGACAAGGTCGTTGCTCGGCCGGATACCTTCGAAGAGGATCTTGCCAATGTAGCTGCTCAGCTGGCGACGACCTACGACATGCCGATGACTCGACCGACGTTTGAGGTTCTGCCGCAACGCTACCCCCCGTTCGGTTCCTACCAGCTGGGCGATGACGCGTTGTTCAAGGTGAAGGATGCTCGCTTCCCGAATGGTGCGCAGTACAAGGATCGCATCACGGGCTGGGAGCTTTCTCCGGCAGGCGAGAACGGTCCGGAGTCACTCAAGCTCATCATGGAGGGTAGCGACGAGCTGTCTGAGGGGGTAGAGGTATGACGGATTACCGATCAAGGTCTCGCGCACCGGAGAATGACATCGTCTCCCGTGTCCTGGGTCTGGAGCGTCAGGTACGTGATCTGCTTACTCGGTCGAGCCGCACATCTGCCAGGCAGACTGTTGACGGCACGGCTGCCCCTGTTACAGGAACCTGGACGCAGGGCGATCAGGTCCGTAACATTGGTCCCACGGCTATCGGACAGCCCATCGGCTGGGTGTGTATCGCTGATGGTACTCCCGGAACCTGGCGTCCGTTCGGTGTGATCGCATGATCGCCCTTATGTGGCTGTCGGCTGACACGGCACCTAATCCGCTGGATCCTTCACCACTGCTCAACTACGGGGTCTTGGGCTTCTTCGCAGCGGCTATGTTTATAGGAGTCCTTTTCTTCATCCGCCACATCATGAAGCGCAGTGCTGAAGTGGAGGTTGAAAATGCGCGGCTGCACAAGTTGATCGAGGAGCAGTTGCTTCCGGCAACGATCAAGAATGCTTCCGCGTTCGAGGCAAACATCGCACTCATCCGAGAACAGGGTGAGTACATTCGCCGCCTAGAACGGGAACGGTGATTAGCATGGCTAAGACCGTAACCCAGCCTGAGGCATCATCCCCGACGTCGTTCGAGTTGCTCGAGGCGTGGGCTATCCAGCTGGGAAAGCTTGCAGAGGAATTGGCCACCCTGGCCGCAGAAGAGCGTGCCAAGCTTGACGAGAGGAAGGAAGACGAATCCAATGACACAGTCTGAATTCGAGCAGGCGCTTCTGGAGCGGCTCGACTCTCTCGTCGCAGAGACGGTAAGAGTCAGCGAAGCGTTGGCCATTTCCGATGAGGAAAGGCACGCTGCCGAAGCAGAGCGCCGGAAGGATGCACTCCGGTTTAAGATCGGCATCATCGTGGTAGTCGCACTGTGCATCATCAACGGCGTGGGCATCTACAACAGCGTGCAGGTCTTGAACACGGTCAACAGCTGTGTCGATGCCAACGGTGACTGCGCCAAGGAGAACAAGAAGTCGGCAGCCGGTGCTGTCACCATCATCGACATCAACAACCAGAAGCGTCTTGATCGTGCCGTTCAGAAGTTCGGACAGATCACGATCTGCGCCCACAACTCGTCCAACACGGATGCCGAAGCGCGCTCCTGCGTCCTCGGGGTCATCAGCTCACCGTAACCACCACAGGGAGTACTCATGAAGTTCACCAAGCTCAACTACACCGAGCCGGCTGTGCTGCGCGGCATCGTCACGGCGATCGTAGCTCTGCTGCTTTCCGTCGGTGTCACCATCCCCAGCGAGTGGAACGACATCGCCAACCAGCTCATCGCCGGCATCGCGCTGATCGCGCCCATCGTCGGAGGCATCTGGACTCGTCGTGCGGTCACGTCTCCCGCGACGGTCAAGGACCTGGAGGCCATGTGGGAGGCATCGCTGCCCGACGCCGACGAGACGATCACTCCCGAAGACGAGGCCGCTGCACTCGCGGACCTGCCCGAGGGTGCCGGCGCTCACGGTGAGGACGTCTGACATGACCAGCGTCACTCAGAACGGTTGGTCTCGCTACGGGCCGATCAAGAAGTACAACCCGCCGCAGACGTCCTGCAACGCGATCTACCTGAACCCGACAGCTGCACCGATCCTGCTCTACGTGATCCGTCGCTTCCACAACGAGGTGGCCGGCCACGACGCGAGCCCGCTCCAGTGCTGGGGCTTCGCTCGTAGCGGACCGATCGGCAACTCGGGCATCTACTCCAACCACGAGTCCGGTACTGCTGTCGATCTCAACGCGACGCACTACCCGTGGGGCACCGATCGCATGTCCGCTTCCGACGAGGCCAAGTGCCGTGCGATCGTGAAGGCGTGTGGTGGCATCATCCGATGGGGTGGTGACTACAACCGCAAGCTCGACCAGATGCACTGGGAGATCAACGACGGTGTCAGCAAGGCTGAGGTGCTCGCCCAGATCAAGAAGATGCGCCTCAACCCCGACGGCACTGTCAAGCCGAAGACGGCGAAGTTCAACTACCCGCGCCGTCTCCAGCAGGGGTCTGCACCTGCGTGGGACATCGCGCATCTCCGAGCCCACCTGAAGATGGAGCCCGGCAACTCCTGGGGTCCGGTGATGACCAGGAAGGTCGGCGCCGATCGCAAGCGTCTCGGACTTCCGGAGAAGCCCCGCATCTTGGACGAAGCGTACGCGCACAAGATGGGCGCTACGTTCAAGGGTAAGTGACCCCGACAGAAAGGGTAAGCCAATGACTCATATGGATCTCACGGGAAGACGCACCGGACTCCGCTAGCTAGGAGGTGATCCATATCTAAGCAGCCTGGCCCCAACCGACGCTCCCTCGGAAGGGGCCAGGCGTCTGTTCACTTCCGGCCGACCATCTTGGCGGCGATGTCATTGCGTCCGAGCTTCGTCACCATGTAGTACACGAGGTGCCTTGCGGCATCACGTGCATGCTGCTCTCCAGGGAACCACAGGGAGAGGTTCTTCAGCTTGTCGTCCTTCATGAGGCCCTTACCCTGACTGGCGGTCTGGAACACTACCTGAGGCTTGAAGCTACCCTCAGTGAAGGTCTCGGCGTAGAGCTTCGCGATGCCGATGTACTCGTTGGAGATCAACACGATGCCGGTGCGGTTCCCATCGAACTGCCTGAACTGGAACGACTCACAGATGAGGATGTCCGGGCGTTCCTTCTGAAGAAACCTCCACAGGGCTAGATGGTGCTCCTGAGGCCCGATCTGTCCGTGACTCCACTCCTCACCGTACTCGCCGAACTCTCCGTCGTTGAACATGCACCAGCCTGTAGTGCCACCAGGGTCAAGCGCCAGGATCTTCACGGACCAGCCTCCGGGTCGACGATCTCGATGTCGCCCTCGGACACCGATGTCGTGATCAGTCGGTCGTAGGCAGTCTGCGCGAGACGCAGCCACCGTGCCTTGTAGCTGTCGTCGAGGTCTGCCCAGTCGTCCAGAGGCAGGCGGGTACGGCCTTCGAAGTATGCATGACGCAACTCGTCGGCCAGAGCATCCATATCGAACATCGTCGTTCTCCCTGTGGTTGTTTTTATCCACGATACGCGTTTGCGAGATCGCTGTTAGACATTTGGAACCTAGCGAGCTAAGCACTTATACGTGAGCGCTATGAAGACCTTGTTAGAGCGCAGTAGAATCGCTCTAATCGATGGAACTAGCGCTATCAGCTCGCGCGATCTGAGCGAGCAAGTCGGCCTTCTCCGCCTGCAGCTCGTCGATGCGAGCTTCCACGACTGCCAGCCGACGAGTCGAAGACGACGTCCCCTTGAGAACGACCTTGATGTTGGCCGCACTGAAGTCGGTCTTCTTGCCGACAAAGTGGACGCGCTCGTTGTGGCGGAGAGGTCGACCAAGCATCTCCTCCGCCACGATGTGATGCTTGAGCCGCCACTTGCCGTCCACCTTCACGTAGTGGTAGCCGTTCTGCGCAACGCGCTCGGCACCATCCTCGGCTGCCTTACCTTTACCCACGAGTCCTCCTCCATGCTGCGTACCAGTCCTCCACCGATGGGAGGTAGTAGATGTTGCCCATCGTGAGTGACAAGATGGGCATCGGGAAGTTGGTTGACGATCGTCGTTCGATCCAACGGTTGACGTTGGTCTTCTCCGTGCCAAGCAGATCAGCGATCTCCGACACACCGCCGAACCGTTCATTCAGGGTCATCGAGCTCACCTGTGCCGGTCACGAGTGCGATTCGTCGACCTCTGACCATGTAGTTCAGAATCAGGTCGATGTTGTCGATGTACACATCGCGATCTCGGTCATGGCCAGAAAGGGTGTACATGTCGCTGAGGACAATGACCTTAGTAGCCTTGATGGCTTTGGGGTCAGTCTTCAGACGCTTCTCCATGCGCGCCTGGGTCTGGTAATCATGGACGACCAGGATGCCCCCAGTGTCTCGTGCGCCGTTGTAGGCCGCCTCCGTCTTGCCCGTACGGCGGCCCGTGATCATGAACCTCATGAACGCCTCCCGGTGAGTGCCCAGGCCAACCAGAACATGCTGGCGAAGAGGGGGATGTAAGCCCAGTTGTAGGTGTTGTTCTGCTGGCTGTAGGAGATCGACAACCAGATGATGAAGAGGATGATCGAGAGCACGACTGCTACACTGCTCAGCAGAATTGGTACCCACGACCTACGACGCTTGCTCATTACAGTTCACCCCAGCTATGTCCGAAGGTTGTGTCGACGTCGAACGGAACGAAGTCCGTCCACTTGCTTGCTTCCTCGATCATGACCTTACGCATGAGTGCCGCGACCTCCTCACGATTAGGCTCGGGGCATTCAGATACCAGAGCGTCGTGAATAGTAAGCCGAAGATGCCCATCAAGGGGTGCCAGAAGAGGACGCAGGCGAATAAGAGCACTGAGGCAAATATCGCTAGCCGTACTCTGAGGCATGAACGACATGGCTTCATTGCGCACCGACTTTTCATTCTCGTCCGTGATCAGGTAGAACCGACGACTACGGCCGAAGCTGGTAGTCAGATCCTTGCCCGACTTGACCTGTCTCATGATGCTTGCCTGCCAACGCTGGACTGCCGGGATGAGGGCGAAGAAGTCTTCCATGTCCTGCTTGGCTTCGCTCGGAGGGATGTTGTACTCCAAAGCGATGGAGAAGTACTCGCGACCGTAGCCGAGGCCGTAGAAGTAGGCCTTTACTCGGATGCGCTGTTCCTTGGTGGGCTTGACTCCTGGGGGGAGGTTGTAAAGACGCGCACCAAGTTCGTCGAAGAGGTCTCGGTCGGGATCGGAGAAGATCGCTTGGAGGTACTTGTCCTGGGCGAGGGTGGCAATAACTCGACCTTCAACTTGTTTGTAGTCACAGTGAATGAGTACGTTTCCGTCAGCAGCCACGAATTGCCGTCGGATCTCTTCATCGCGGACAATGTTCTGAAGGTTCGGATTGCGACTCGCCAGGCGACCAGAAGTCGTCCCATGCAGGAGATAGGTCGTGTGTACTCTCCCATTGTGAAGTCGCTTCCGGATTCCCTTGACGTAGGTTCCATAGAGCTTGGCCTTCCTTCGGTGCTCCAGGAGCAGACCGTAGAACTTGAAGGCGTCGGGGATCTCCTCCGACTGGGTCTGCAGCAGCGTGATGGATTCCTCGTCACTGCTGTCTGCAATGACGCCCTTCTGGTTTCGCTTCCGCGGCACCTTCTGTCCGAAGCGGTCGACGATCACTTCCCTGACCTGCTTGTATGACCGAGGATTGAACGTCTTGTAGTCGTCCCCGAGCACCTCGATCATCTCTGTTGTCAGTGTCTCAATGATCTCCAGATAGCTCTCCGTGAGCTCGTCGGACACACTGAGGTCTACCTTCATACCTTCCAGCTCCGGCCAGATCAGAGCGTTGCTGCCTGCGACCAAGTGATCGTGCAGAGCTCGCTTGCCGGCCTTCTCGAGCTTCGCTTCCAGGTACCCCTTGAGCTCGTAGGTACCGACAGCATCGAAGGCGTTGTACTTGTACAGGATGTGCTTGGGGATGACACCGTAGCCATCCTTGGCGCCGACGTACTTGGAGAGGATGTCGTCGTACTGGGGGTAGCCCATGTACTCGACGAGCATGAACTTCAGACCATGGATGCCGGGACGCTCATCCAGGGAGTACGAAGCAAGCATCGTGTCGAACCAGAGCTCGACAATAACACCAGCCTCGACGAACATGTTCCTCAGTCCTGCGAGGTCGAACTTTCCGTTCTGGCAGACGATCTGGACGGTCGTGAGGTATCGGGCAAGTGCATCACGAACGCTCCGGTTCTCAAGTGCACTCTCACCGAACACCACTGCTTTGCCGGGAGCGAAGCCGATTCCAATGCAGAGCAGACCGTAGTTGTCTGGGTGCTCGAAAGCGAAGTCCTTTTCAACGTCGACTTCAATGTCCAAACTAACGAAGCCCGATCCAAGTCCTTCAAGCTCTGCGATCCCTCGGAGAGCCGAAACCTCATCGTCAAGTACCGTGAATTTAGGCTCAGTGAAAGCTGCACGAGGAGCCACCACCTTTCCGATGTCAGTGATCAGTGACGGGAAGAAATCTCCCTGGCGCATACAAGCCGCCGGGTGGACGGTCGGAATGATTCGAACTCCAGGAAGGTCCGGCGTTTCCTTACCAGGCCCCACACGAAGCTTTGTGACTCCATCCGCAGTTCGCAGGAGCGACTGAGCGGCAGTTGTACCGAGAGTGACAACTGTCGATGCCCCCGATGACTGTACGTCATCAATGAGACGGGCCCGACATGCATGGATCGCCGTCTTGGGGGGCGGGCTTCCGTCGATGGGTCGACAGAGAGTGGCATTGGTTACAGACACCTCTTCAGGGTTGATGCCATGATGCTCCATGACAGTGCGAAGCAGCCGGCCACCAGGTCCAGCCATCGGACCCGTACCCAAGCCACGAGGAGGGGCCTCACCCACGACTGTGAGTGAGGACCCCTCCTTAATGTCCGAGTTGGCAAAGCGGCCCAGGTTGCCGGCGAGAGCGCATCGCTCACACTCGGCTAGTGGGTGCTTGCGCACGACGTCGTCAGTCATTCACCCACTCCTGGAGCTGCTGGATGTTCTCGTCCATCAGATGCGGCTGAAGCCCCCAGCCCTCCAGCTCGAAGTAGTTCTCCTGCCGACCCTCTTCGCTGGCGATGCGCAGGTGGTTGCCGTACAGAGCTTGCACGTACGGAAGCGAGGTATCCGTACCACGGATCAACGCCTTGACGTCTCCAGGCATGTCCGCCATCTCCTGCGGACGGGTCGGAGCTGAGCCGAGCAGGTGGATCTGGAACTCACCGGGGTACTCCCGGCTCGCCCACTTAACGATCCACTCACGGACGTGGGGGTTGTCCAGCGTCTTGATCAGGTGGCGCGGGATGCCGAGAGTGCTGACGTACGGCATCGCCGCGTAGATGTCGATGCACGTCTGGATCTCGTTCATCGTCTGACCCTGAACGACGGCCATGTAGCTGAAGATGTCAGGAGTCCGATCCTGGACTGCCTGAATCTCGTGGATCGTCTTCTTCATGTCGCCCATCACATCGGGCAGGACGATCTCGCTCACGCCGAAGGCACCGCCCAGCGAGATGAGCGAGTCCCACGGCCATGCCTGGTTCTCCGCGATCCCGTTGTCCAGGATCACGAAGTTGTCGACACTCTGGCACAGCTGTGCGTACGTGTCGAAGTAGGCCGAGTTCTTGGTGCACTGCGGAAGCATGAGATGGTAGTTCCGCTCCTGCAGCGTGTCGAGGTGGGCGTACGGAGGGATGAGTGCGAGCTCCATCAGTCCTTACCTCCCAGCGCGTTGAATGCTGCCGAGCCGATCATGTCCGGGTGCTTGAGACCTTCCAGGACCTGATCGCGGGCCTCTGCCAGGATGCACATCTTGATGAACTCCATCCTGGCGTAGTTGGAGACGTCGAGAAGCTCCTCGCACAACATGACCAGCATGTCGTTCTTCAGGAAGGCGAGAGCTCCGTACTCTCTCTCACCACGTTCCATCTGAGCGTTGCAGAGCTCGTCGAACTTGTCGCTGAAGCGCTGGACGTCCTCAGCGCTCAGCGGAGGAGCTTCCGTTGAGGAGTCCGCCGCCGTTGCTGAAGCGCTGCTCGTTGGTGACTCGCTTGACATCGTAGGCCTTTCCGAGATCGATCCCCAGGCAACCGCTCATGAGGAGGAGGTACACGTACACGTCGACGAGCTCCATGGCGAGCTCATGACGCACTGCTTCGGACTCGGTCGGCGGGAGCTTGCTGCCCCGCATGATCTTCTTGACGACGTTGGCGACCTCACCGGCCTCACCAACCATCGCCAGGGTGTACAGCTCGAAGTTCCGGGAGGTGTCCGGGAACCAACGATCGCTGTCCTGCATCGCCTGCAGCTGGAGATCACTCAGCGCCGGCGAAGTGCTCTGCGGCTTCTCGGGCATTGCTTATCCTTCCGGATAGGAGTCGTGGTCTTTGTCGATCGGGATGACCACAGTGATGTATGAACACGGCCGGGCCTTCTGAAGCCCAACGCCGGGGACCTCTGTGTGTGTGACGGAGATGTGCATGGCGCGCTCGTGGTTGTAGTACTCGTGCTCGATGCCATCACGATCGATGATCGTCACACCCACAACGTCAGCGCGCACGGTCCACCGCCGACAGGAACTCCTGCTTGGCCGTACGAGCGTGGTCGGCGAACACCCCCGTGACTGAAGTGGTCGTCGTCTTCGTGCCGGGCATCTGAGCTCCGCGAAGAGCCATACACATGTGCTCGCCGGTGAGCATGACCGCCACACCACGAGGCTTCAGCTTCTCCTCGATGGAGTCAGCGATCGCAGCCGTCAGGTGCTCCTGAACGCTGAGCCCCCGAGAGTGGTACCGGACGATGCGACCGAGCTTGCTGATGCCGACGATCTTGTCCTGCGGGATGTACGCCACGTGAGCGAAACCGAAGTACGGCACCACGTGATGGTTGCAGAGGCTGGCGTACGGGATGTTGGTCATGATGACCATCTCGTCGATCTGCTCGGTGTTGTCGAACACCGTGAAGTCGAAGTCCTTCGGGTTCGGCGTCGTGAGATCCTTGAGCATGGCAACGAACCTCTTCGGCGTCTCCCGCCCGTGCTCACTCGTGATGTCGAGCCCTGTGGTGCTTTGCAGCAGCTTGCTCGCCCACACTTCCTCGTCGGAAATAGGCTTGATACCGAGGTAGTTCGGGCAGTCGAACTGGTGGGGAGTTCCCACGATGCTGTTACAGCACGTCACACGTGCTACTGGTACGCCGTCCACGTACAGATCCTCTCTCGATGCAGGCACTAGATGCCTCGCAGCTCTCGGTCCCAGATGTAGTTATGCACCTGCATGTTGTGGCGCCAGCGCAAGCCGTCCTTGAGGACCCACTCGATGAGCTCCTTGTCTTCGAGCTGTCCCCAGACCACGCCGTAGAAGAACTCCAGCGACACGGCAGGGTTGCCGATCGGGACCTCAGTCACCCAGCGACGCTTCGCCTCCAGGTAGTCCTCGTGACTGGCGATGGTGAACTTGATGGAGTGGACGATCAGCGACTCGTCCATGTTCTTGATGTTGGTCGGAGTCCAGATGCTCGGCTCCTCACCGGAGCCCGGGAGCTTCCAGTCCATCACGAAGTTGATGGTGTCGACCGCCCACTTAGGGTAGAGCAGAGTGCCGTTGGAGAAGCACTCGACCTCCATACCGCGAATGCGGAGGAGCTGCGACAGCTCGTGCAGTGCGTGGTTGTTCTGCAGGAAGGGCTCTCCGCCGGTGAAGCAGATGTTTTTGATGCCGAACTCGCTGATCTCATCGGCCAGCTTCTCCGGCGACTTCAGCTTCCACTCTTCGCGGAACGCCGGGTCGATAGCATGCTGCGTATCGCACGGCCAACCAGCACACCGCAGATTGCAACCGCCGAACCGGACAAAGACAGTTGGTACGCCCACACGGGGACCTTCTCCCTGGACACTGTCGTACACCTCACTGACTCGAAGATTGTGGGTTCGCTGTGTCATCGGTTGGCCTTCCTGCTTGCCTTGGCACGCTTGTTCTTCTGACGCCGAAGACGCTTGGTCTCCGGGTCAACGGTGCCCTGGTAGATCGGCATGCCCTGCATCGCCCCGAGGAGGCCGAGACCGTTACTGCGGTCAGCTGTCTCAGCGTCACGCTTCCGGTCGCGGAGCACCTTCGGGAAGATCCCGTACTTGCGGTCGCTCATCGTTCCCACCTTGCCATGTTGACTGCGGTCTCCCACACGGTGACCGAACTGACCTGACTGCCCCACTGCGTCTTGCCGAAGTTGGCAATCCACAGTGCGATGTTCTCCGTAGTAGGGTCTCCCGGCATCGGTCGAAGACCGGGAAGGTATGCCTCTTCGATCACAGGCGCACCCGGACTCTCAGCGCTGCGAAGGGGTCGAGCCCAATCGTCGTCGGCATTGAGAAGCAGACCGTGGTCGTACTTGGTGTCGAGGTGCTCCCGGAACGTCTTCTTGACAGCTCCGAACTCCAGCCCGTTCATGAAGCCGGCCGAGTCGAGGTTACCTGAGAACTCCATCGTCACCCACATCGAGTGACCATGGATCTGCTGGCACTTGCCCGGCGAAGTGAAGAGACGGTGTGCGACCTCGATGTTGTGCTTCACCGCGATGACGTTAGTCATTCTTCGTCACCGACTTCCAGTAGAGGTCGTCCTCGTAGATGGTGAAGTCCCGGTACGCCTCGAGGCCCGTCAGTCCTTCGGCAGCATTCTTTCCCACCAGGGCCTCGTTGATTGCTTCGAGCCGTTCCACGCAAGTACCGCATCGGCCGCAATGGAGCTCTCCACCCTTATAGCAGCTCCACGTCTCTGCAAATGGCACGTCAAGATCAAGGGCGCGACGGCTGATGTCAGCCTTTGACTTGTGAATGAACGGTGCCACGATCGGGGCGCGCCACAGCCCTGACAGACCCTCGTTCCCCAGGTACAGCGCCAGAGCAGCAGCTCCGACAAAACCAGTACGGCAGTCGGGATAGATGAAGTGGTCTCCAGCGTGAACTCCCGTGTGGACACTGTCTGCTCCCTCAGCGACTGCGATGCCGCCGGCGATCGACAGCATGATCATGTTGCGGTTCGGAACGACGGTCGCCTTCATGGAGTCCTCGGCGTAGTGACCGTCAGGCACTTCCGTTCCGGAAACGAGCGACGAGCCCGACCCTGCGAGCAGCTTGGTCAGACCAGAGAGGTCGACGATGCTGTGCTTCAGGCTGAGCTTCTGCGCCGTACGAGCTGCGTACTCCAGCTCCTTCTTGTGCCGCTGTCCGTAGTCGAACGACACCAGATGCGGCGTGCGTCCATCGTCCAGCATGTTGTACACGAGCGTGGTGCTGTCGAGGCCACCTGAGAAGATGGCAACGCTATCCGTCACAGGGCAACTCCCTTCTTGTTCAGAGCCAACGGGAACAGCTTCTCTGCTCCCGACTTACCGGCACGCTCTCGCTTGATCAGGCCACGCTGTTCGAGCGTCGTGAAGGCCTCATCAGTCTGGCGTGCATTGAGATGGAACTGCTGCATGAGCTGCGACCTGGTAACGCCGGGCCTGTTGGTGATGGTGTTGAGCATCGTGTCCAGCTGACGCTCGTTGAAGCCCTTGCCGACGCTTGCCATGATCGTCTTGACGTGCCCACGCCACTGCTCACCGTAGTAGGCAGCGCGTGCGATGTCCTCGACTTCGACAGTGACATGATCGAGCTCCCGCTGACGCTCCGCCGCAATGAGGATGGAGGCCTTCAGGATGCTCTTCGACAGACGGTCGTTGACCGGTGTCATGATCTCCGGACGTTCTGAAGCCAGCCCGCTCTCCAGCATGCCCGACTCGATCTCGTTGTACCTCAGCCATGCTTCCGGCGTGAGTGCTGCCTTCCACTTCTTCGGCACAGTCAGCAGGGTCGGCTTAGACCCATTGACGCCACCGATCTCCATGACAGTGTCACCCGAGTAATGCGCCTTCAGGTCAGTCAGCTCGTTCAGGATCGCTTCACGGTTGCCCAAGTCGATCTCAGTGGGCGGACCGAGAGGCTGCAGCTTCGTGACATCCGACTCTGCCGTGATGAAGATGAAGCGAGGCATGAAGCCCGAGCTCACCTGTTCAAAGGTCAGCAGCCCCGTGATCTTGTTGAGGATGCCACCAGTGAAGAGAATGAGTACCGGGTCCCGAACCTCGATCGTCTCCTTCCGGAGTACCCGCTTCTGCATCTTGCCATCGTACAGCTTCGTCAGAAGCTCCGGCATGCCCGCGTAGTAGTCCTTCTTGGTGATCATCTCCAGCAGTCCCGAGAACTCGTCCCGCAAGAAGATAGATGGCTTCCCCGGGCGTGTGCCAAGGGAAGTCAACAGGCCTTCGATCGAGCCGTCCGTAGCCAACACGACGTCGGATTCCACCTCCATCACCAAATCCATGGCAATGTCCATTGCGGTGGTTTTCCGCGTAAGGGTCGTGTCGGCCAAAATCATGAACCACAGATTCGGTACGATGGTACCAAAGCTTGTAGGCAAGTTCACCGTTCCGGCCAAGAGTGAACTCAGAGCCATGAACGCACCAGCCTGGTGGTACTGCGATGCAGCGTCGCCCAAGTTGGATGCCCACTCGATGTACCTTTCAACGAAGGAAGGGTTAGCCTCGATGAAGGCCCTCTCCTTGTCGCTGACGAGAGGCTCTTCCGGCTTGCCCTGGGGAGAGAGGACCTGCAGATGCTCCTGCGACTTGTTGTGCGCCTTGCACACCTCACGCCAGAGCATCTTGTCTGCATTGCTGTGGCCATCTCGAACCCACTTGTTACATGCAGCTGTGAGGCCTACGAGATAGGCCTCCTCACGAGACATGTCCGACTCGAAGCAGAGCATGAGCAGCTGCCAGAGCTTACCGCTCCAGTCTCGCTCCGGAGCAACCTCGTACAGGTTGAACGAAAGCGGACTGACCTTGAAGCGGTACTTGTGGAGGATGTCCGTGCCTGTCCCTTCCGGAAACACATCCGGGAAGGGTACGTCGTAGTGCTCGAAGCCCGCCGCAACGGGGTAGTCCTTGAAACTTTCAACCAGGTTGTACTCGTTCCGGTTCGCCGCAATGATCTTGACGATCGGAACTTCGGCGCCGGCTGCGTCACCGTACTTGTAGTTGTACGTGAACGGGATGCGAAGAAGCTGCGTCAAGTCCCAGCCACTCTTATCCGCACCATCGATGGCGTGGTGGTAAGCAATCCTCCGAGAGATGTCCTCCGCGGAAAACGGGTCTGCTTCCTTGTCCAACCTCCACAGGGCTTGATATCTACCTGGGGAGGACTCGATCGTGATGCTAGGTTCTACCAGCATCTTCTCAGGAGCGCAGTCATCCAGGTCAGCCCATACGGCCTGAACCGGCGCCACGTTATCCTTGGTGCGAGACTTGCCCTTGAGGAGCTGGGCGCAGTAGTAAAGGTTGTGCCCGACGTAGTGCTTGTTGATGTACTCCAGCGCTGCGGGGAGCTCTTCGGGGTACTTGAAGAAGTCCTCGGTCAGCGTCTTCTTCCGCGTTCCGCGTCCGATGTCCTGCTGCAAGTAGGCGATGCAGAGGTAGCCCCTTGACTCACCGAACAAGAGCCGGAAGAATCCTTCGCGGCGCTTGTTGGTTGCCTCTGAGACTTCAATGCCCACTGTGATTTCTCCACCCTGTGGTTGTTTGCCAAGACTAGGGACGCGCATCCTTCCCTCGGCTACGCGTCCCTAGTCAGCTAGCGGTACTGCGACTTACGGGAGCATCGAGCTGGCCTCAGCCGCATCGACGGTGTCGCCGAACGCCTTGAACGCCTTGAGCTCGTTCTTGGCCTCGTACTCCTCGGTCGCGGCACGAACCTTCGCCTTGACCTGGATCTTCTTCCCGAGGAAGTCGTCCGGGTCGAAGGTGTACTCGCCGTCGGCCTTGATGCCGAGGGCGTCGACGATGCCCTTGTACGTGAAGAGCGCGTGCGGGAGGAGAGACGCGTTCGCCCAGAACTTGCGCTCGGCGTTGGCGTGACCCTCGACGATCGTGAACTCGAAGGCGATGTACTTGGAACCCGGGTTCTTCGCCTGCGGACCCGACTCCTTCACCTCCAGGTCGGTGATGTAGCACGGGTACCACCCGGCCGGCAGCGGGTCGAAGTTCTTGGACTCGACGCCGGTGAAATCGACCCTCAGGTCATCGTTGGTGCTCATGAGACAAGGTTCTCCAGTTCTGTGTCAGTTGCGGGGGTGATGGTGGGTGTAGCGGGTGTGATGAGCGTGTTCTTTCCATGCATGAGGTCGTACAGAGCCCGCATGGTGGGCTCTTCCACGATGAGTGGAAGCTTGCCGGACCGGTCCTTGGCGATGTTCTTCTCCGTGGCCCCGGTCAGGAGGAGGCGCATGAGCTTGGCGTCGTCACCGACACCGACCTCCTTGGAGTACATGTAGACGACGATGTCGAGGAACGCAGCAACCTCTCCTGCGAGCTTTCCCGACAGACTGGGCTTGATGGTGATCTTGCCCGTCTTGCCGTCCTTGTCCTCCTTGTCCAGCGCCGTGAAGATGGTGTTCATCGGCAGATCGCGGAAGCCTCGAACGAAGCGCCGGATCTGTTCGATGTTCTTTCCCCACTCACGCATGGACGGGATGTCGGGATCGCGGTCAGGCTCCTTCTTGATGAGATCGCCCATGATCCCGTACATGGAGAACTTCTGGATCTCCGTCAACGAGTCGAGCACGCAGGTACCGAAGCCGGCACCCTTCTGGTCGTACAGCTCGTTGTAGATCGCCTGCAGGTCCTTCCACGTCGTGACGCGGACGACCTCGGCGTTCGGGTAGCTGTGCGTGAGGGACATGTCGCCGCCCTCAACGTCGATCACAACGACCCGACCCATCTCAGGAACAGCCGCCGCCGAACCCGCGAGCGTGGTCTTACCCACACCCGACGGACCGTAGATCAGGATGTTCATGAAATCGGCACGCTCACCGACAGCCTCAACCTTCAGGCCACCGAGAGTTGTAGCGGTAAGGGTTTCCTTCGCCATTATGAGGACCCTTGCCCTTTCTGGTAGTGGTGGATGTTACTCGCCGCCCTTGGTGTCGGTCGACGCTTCCTGACGAAGGTAGTAGTGTTCCCTACGCTCGTACAGGGAGTTGAGGGTGTAGGTGTAGTCCTCGCCGTTGTCCTTACCCAGGCACGGCTGACGGAACGCACACCAGTTACATCCGAAACGTCCAGGGCTGGGGTACACCTGGGTGTCGGGGTTGTAGATCTCTTGGGCCTCCTGCCACATGTGCAGCATCATGGCCTCGCACTGCTTCTGGTTCTTGATCACCTTGTGGCGCTGGAAGTACTTGGGACCTTCGATCTTCAGCCACTCAAGGATCTCGTCGTAGCATCCGTCCTCGTACGCCTGCTTGTCCTCAGCCATGATGGTCTTGAGGTAGAGGTCATACTCGATGGGCTCGCTCTTGCTGACGCTGAACGCACAGCCCTTGCGGACGACCTTGTTGCGCTTCGGCGGCTGCGGGAAGTTCTTCAGCTGCTCGTGGTAGATGAACCCTCTCACCGGAATGCCGATGATGTTGAGGGCCATCACGTACGATCCGATCTGATCGTCCAGATCGAGGAAGCTGTCGTCGAGGTTCAGGTTCATCATCCGTGCGGCGGTCTTCCAGTCGAAGATCCAGTACGTGCCTGGATACTCGAGGGACTCTGCCAACATGTCGAGGCGTCCAGCGAACATGATCTGCTCGCCGACCCAGTCCTCGCGTGCAGGGTTGATCTCTCCTGCTTGCCCTTCCAGATGGTGTGCCCAGCAGTCGTCGCAACGACAGAGGGCCGGCTCGCCTGTGATCGGGTTGATGATCGGGACTTCGAACTTGACCTCGACCTTGACCGGCCTGAAGAGCGTGTCGACCTTGGGCGCACACTCTGCGAAGTAGTACCTGAACATCCCCTTGCCGAGCTCGACGCGTTCGTTGTAGTCCTGCTGCACGTCGGCTTCGATGTAGCCGTCGCCGTCCTTGAGGTAGGCCGCGCGCTGCTCTTCGCACACGTCGACGAACTTCTTGATGGCGAGCTCTGCGATGACATCTCGCGGCATGTCCCATGTCTCGGGGTCGTAGTACACCTCGAGGCCGGCATGGAACGCGACTCCAAACTCCAGAGGCTTGGCAGTCATGATGGGATAGTACCGGTCTTTGAAGATCCAATGCCAGCGACGTCGGCAGCCCCGGAAGGACTTACGCTCTGACGTGTGCAGCTCGTGAAGAGTCACCCGATCCCTTTCGTTTGTTCTTAGTTCCTATGATATATCACCCCGGTGAACCTTCACAAGGGCGTCAAGCGATTTTTCCCAAAAGATCAGGGCGCCCGAGTGCCGCTACTGCGTCAGCGATCTCAGACCGGGAAGCTCCAGCGCGGAGCCCCGTCTCCACTATCGTCAACTGGGCCTGGTGCATCTGCTCCTCCGTCACCGACCACGCCGGTGCGATCTGCTCCAGGTTCTTGCCCACCTGAATCGACTTGCCCATCATTGTGCTCCTCCATGAGTCGGTCATTCAGCTGGTCCAGCTTGATGACGGTGTTGGGATCTGTGAGCGCACCGACTTGACGCCAGTGCTGTTGATTGCGTTCGACTTCGAGCTTGTCCTCTTTGGCGTCCGGGAGCAGGTTGACACCCGAACCGATGACAGCCTGATGGCTGCTACCCCAGAGGAGGGTGGGCTTGCCACACTGCCCGCAAACCCACCAGCCGAACTTCTTGCCATGCGTGAAGTCCTGAACGCGTCCCTTGTGCCTGCCATCCGCGCGAGCGCAGAACATCGTCGGAGCCCGGTACACCCCCACAGGGGTAGCGCGCACATCGTTCTCCTGGACAGGAGTCAAGATGGGTTCGTCGGGCTCACGAAGCATGTCCTCGACGAACGTGTCCGCTTGATCGTTGTCCTCGAAGCGGAGGACTACGTACTTAGCCATCGTCCTCTACCTCCTTGACTAGCTGGAAGATCCTGGGCACGGGGTAGCCGGTCTCGAAGATTTGCGGCGGCGGCCAACCCTCGGGACCTTCGAGGATGCCAGTCACTTCGCCGTCCTGAGAACGGTACAGGTACTTAGCCATCGTCTTCCACCGCCTCCTGAATAACGAGTACTGTCGTGACACCTTCGAGAGCCAGACCAGTAGTTGCTCTGGTGAAGGCTTCCGCCGCCCTGGCAATGACCTCCGGATTGTCAGAGGTCACATTAGCAGTGACGGCGATCTTCTTATCCATCGGGGTGTGCCTTGTTCCACTCCCGGATGGCCTCGACGTACTCGTCCGAGTTGTGTTGGCTGTCGTACCACGCGATGCTGGCGAACGGGTAGAAGGTGTGTCCACCGAAGTGATGCACAACCAGTCCCGTACCATCATGGGCGTGTCGGTAGCCGCGAGGCATCTCCGAGAAGTAGATGGTTGTCTCGTCGTTGTCCTCGTCGGAGCTGTCGGAGCCTGCAATGACTCCAGGCTTGAAGGCGATGATGAGCTTGCCATCCGGAATCGGCTTGTCGCCGAGCAG